ACATTGCAGAGTTTGTGTATGGTGATGCAGATGCTGATATACTTGAGTCTGCAGTGAGATGGGTTATAATTGCAATTGTATTTGTTTTCGACCCTCTTGCAATCTTATTATTAATCGCCGCGCAGTTATCTTTCAAGATGCGAAAAGAAAGAAAACTGTTAGAGAAAGGAACAAAAATTGAGGATAGTGTCAAGGACGCAGAACAAGTTCTCATTAAAACCAACACTGGTTGGCAAAAAGTTTCAAAAAACAAAGAAAAAAGAAAAAAACAGCTTGACGAATCAATAAAAGAGTGATATAGTACACTCATACATTATGTAAATGTGACTTACTATAAACAATCGAATACAACGTATACAAACATAGGAGAAAATATATGTCATTCGCAGCATTAAAATCTAACCGTACTAACTTTTCTAAACTTGCAGAAGAATTAGAAAAAACATCAAACCCACAACAAACTTCGTCTAATAAGGATGAGAGATTTTGGAAACCAGAAGTTGATAAATCTGGTAATGGTTATGCCGTTATTCGTTTCCTCCCTCAACCACAAGGTGAAGATTTGCCATGGGTAAGAGTATTTAATCACGGTTTTAAGGGCCCTGGCGGGTGGTTGATAGATAACTGTCTTACAACCATCAACAAGAAATGTCCAATCTGTGAAGCGAATTCTGAGTTGTGGCAGACAGGTTCTACTGCAAACCAGAATATTGTTAGGGAACGTAAACGTAAATTGAAGTACATTTCTAATATTTACGTAGTAAAAGACCCTGCAAACCCACACAATGAAGGAAAAGTTTTCCTTTATCAGTTTGGTAAAAAAATCTTCGATAAACTTCAAGACATGATGCGTCCTGAGTTTGAAGATGAAAAACCAGTAAACCCATTTGATTTTTGGGATGGTGCAAACTTTAAACTAAAAATCAGACGAGTAGATGGTTATCAGAACTACGATAAATCTGAATTCGATTCAACAAGTGGACTATCGGAAGATGAAAGTGTATTGGAAACAATATACAACTCACAACATTCTCTCGCAGAGTTTGTTGCCGAAGATAAGTTTAAATCTTATGATGCACTAAAGGATCGTTTAGGAAAAGTCCTTGGTTCTGTACAGACTACAACATCTGCAGAAAGAGATGTTTATGTCGAAGAGACTCCTGCACCAGTAATGCCAGAAGTTTCGGCTCCTACTTTTGAAGATAAATCATGGAAGGAACCAAAAAGTGTAAGTAGCACAGTAGATGATGATGACGAGGATTTCTCGTACTTTGAAAAACTTGCTGCAGAGGACTAAAAAGGTAAGTTAGTATATCCTTGGTGCAGATAAGTCCGAATGGTCGTAACACCACCTAAAAAAACTAACACATAGCAAGAGTGGAAAAGGAGGGTTTATCCCTCCTTTTCTTTTTCTTCTCTCTGACGTAAAGTTTTCATTACATGTCTTAATACATGCACCTTTACAAATTTAATTGTATCTTCTTTATTCATCTATCCATAAAGACATTGTATGCGCCATACAGAATTAACCCCCAACCAATTAAACTAGTTGGTGTTAGTAATACTGCAATACCAGCAATGATACAAATTGCTTCTTTTTCTTTTGTTAATCTACTAATTATTTTTTTCATTTATACTGCTCCTTGTAATCCACGTTGAGCAAACCCAATTGATGGGTCTGGATTTCTAACGTGCGGTTGTTGTACAATTGTTGTCTTTGATGCATTGATATTTTGTTGAGGCGCATTAACAACATTTGCGGTTCCACCAGTATTGGATGGTGTATTTCTAGTTATCGCCTCTTGTCGCATCATGTTGTTCATTTCTTGGTTTAAATTGGCTCTTTCAGAATTCATACTCATTTGTTCAGTTGCAGAACCACCACTCAAGTCTGGGGATGTTGATGTTTCACCAGATGAGACTGATAAAGAATTAATTTCTGCCTGTTTTGCAGCAATAGAAGCTTGGTCTTTTTCAATTCCTTTGGAATCTCTACCATAATATACATTCTCTCCGCCAGTAGACCTTGTAATTCTATCTTCGGCATCAGTTATTTCTTTTTGCAATGCCTGTATTTTTCCTTGTTTATCTAGTTCTTCCTGTCCAACTCCAATAACCTCTAATGCCATATCCTTTAGTTGACCCATACGACTTTTTGCAACATCAGGTTGTTTAATCATATCTCCTTCGAGTGGAAATGGATTATCTTCTGTACCAAACATTTGATTATATGTTTCTCTTGCCATAATCCCTGCATCTAATGGGGCCCCTGCAACAGATGGAAGGAATATTCCTCCCGCTTCCGCAGCTGCACCAACAAAGTCACCTTTAAATAATGAGTTGAGTGCAAATAATCCTCCTGCGGCCATACCTATGCCTGGGATTGCCTTTGCAAGTAACTTTGCACCTTTTGATGCAAGAATCTTTTTTGCAATGGTTTTATCTAATGCACCAGCAACTGATTTGGCCGCACCATCCTTTAGTTTAACAACTGGTGCAGTTACATTTTTTAATGCACCTTTCGCAGTATCTAACGCACCGGCGGCCTTTGGTAGTTTTGGTGGAGTAGAAACTTTGGGGGTTGGTGTAACTTTGGGGGATGCAATTTTACCATCAATCATATCAGGCCCAGTTTTAGTAATTGCATCTGCTACATTCGTGAGTGCTTTTGGTTCTGGAGTTGCTTTTGCAATACCAGTTGCAGATGATGCAACCTTACCTATAGATTCACCAAGATTGGTTGTCGCCCTTCCTGCCATCTCTCCAACAGAACCAGCAACTCTTTTAACACCCCCCATTAATGCACTACCAGCACCAACTACAGTTTTTCCTAGTTTTGTAGCACCACCAACTAATGCACTTGCTGCAGTTGCACCTAGTGCCGCAATACCACCAGTTTTTGCAATCTTACCTATCTTTGCAAGTCTACCAAGTTTTCCTGCCTTTGCAGCCCTGCCTGCAGTTTTGCCTGCCTTCGCACTCTTTCCGCCAAGTCCTAACGCACCGCCAAGACCACCAAGTCCTAATGCGCCTGCAACACTACCACCAATCATAGAGGCAAAACCACTTAATTTGCCACCAATACTGCCTGCCATGTTTGCAATGATATTTTCTTTTAAGTCATCATTTTGTTCTTTATGAATTTTCTCTAATAAATCAGTTTGGATTTCTAATTGTTCAATTACTGCCTCTTCTTTTGCGGCCAAATCTTTTTGAAATCTACGTTCTTCTCTACTATTTTCTATGTCAAATGGAGTCACTGTATCTGGACTTGACATAAATTTTAACAAGTCTCTAATTTCTGCAAGGTATGGTTCGCCACCACCATCAGATAATGTTTCTAGTGGTTCTGATGGGGTAGATGGATTGCCAGGCCCAATAGGACTTTCTGTTACTGGGGCCCCACTTTGATCAAAACCAAATTTATCTTTTAGTTCTTCAGTTTCTTTTAATTTTGCTTCTTGAACATCTTTTTGTTGTTTCTGTAGTTTGGATTGTTCAATCAATTGATTTTTTAAGTCATTGATATAATCTTGATAATCCATCCCATTTTGTTTTGCAATATCTGCAGCTTCCTGTTGAGTCATATTGACTTTAGAAAGAGTTTCTTCGTTAGTTATTTGTCCACGTAGTACTTCTAATTCTCTATTATGCCTATCTTCTTCGTCTGCAATTCTCTGCAATCTTGCAGCTCTTTCTTCTCTTTCTTTTCTTTTTCTTTCTCTACTCTCTTGGATTTTATCACCAATAAACTTAACACCAAGAGCGGCCGCTGGACTCTCCGAAAGTACCCCTGCTGCAACACCAGCAATGTCTGGTATTTTTTCTTTAATATTTTCTTGGACAAACTCTGCAGCTCTTTTTGATAATGTAGTATTTTGATTAATTACATCTTCTTGATTTTGAATAAGAGTTAGAATATTACTTCTATCTTTTTCTGCAATTCTATCAGATGTTAATACTTTATCTTTAAGAGATGCTAAATCTTCTCTTGAACGTTTTAATTCCTTAACAGACATATCACCTTGTGTTTTGATGAGTTGTGAAATTTCACCAAGTGCAGTGACACCAGTACCAGTTTCTAAACTATCAGAGACACTTTCTAGTGCCTGTGATAGTTGTCCTGTATTATTAAAACTATTAATATTTTCTATTACGGAATCTAAAGTTGCCATTATTCAGCCTTTTTACTTGAACCCAAATATAATCCAAACCATGCAGCACCGGCACCGACAACGATACTAACCAAACCAGATTGTTCTAAATTTGGTGTGTCTAATGTCATGAACCAATTTACTACTGCATACAGTAAATAAATGTATGTCGTAATAAAAAGTCTTGGAAAGATTCTCCACGAATCGACGGCCTTTGCCAAATCGATCCAATTTTGATATTTATTATCTCTGTTTTCTGTCATTTCCATATTATCCTCTAGCCTTTTTGTTTCTGTTCTTGTTCACGCAAATAGTTAACTAATAACGATACATATATTTCACGTTCCCAAGGAATCATATTTTCTAGTTCTGTTAAACTATATTTATGATATTGCATAAGAGAAAAATTTGTTTGGTAGAGAGACCCCAAACTTTCATGATATAAAGTTATTCGAAAAAATCCGATATACCTTTTAATTCAATATTTTCCATCTTTCCGCATTTTTTACATTGTATACGAACATTTGCCATTGTTTGTGGCATTGTTTCAAAAAAATTACTAACTTTTTGAAATTGTTCCTGACTCAAACTCTCAAAGAAATTTCTCAATTCTTCTGATTTATATTCACTGGGGTCATATGTTTCATCTCCCATAAAAATCATTTTTACACAATTACCAACAACATCAATTAGTTCATCATAATTATTCATTGATGCGATTTTACTTAATAATTTAAAATCTGGATATTTCATCACAACACCAACATCGTCGGTTATGTTGATAATGTTATTGTGCTCTCCTTCGGTTTTAACTACTACTTCATCTAAGTCTAATTCAAATGGTACTTCGCAAATTCTTGGTACAGTACTATCATCATTTAACTCTGCTGTGCAGTTATCAAATTTATAATTTAGATTAATAATATTTCCGACAGATTTACTACGAATTTTAATAAAAAGATATTCAATATCAAATGTTGACATAGTATCTACATTAGTATCAGAAACAATACAATTTCTTACTATCTGTTTTACTGATTCAATCTGTTCATCGATATCTCCCCCCTCTTGGGCCATTAAAAGAATTTTTTCTTCTTTTACCAAAAAAGGTCTAAATCTTAATGTTTTATTTGTTGATGGTAAAGTCAACTCATATGTTGGTTGGTTAATAATAGGTAAAGACATTCTATACTCCTCAATTCAATAATTATATTTATCCGAAAAGTCCACCAAATCTTTTCTTGACAAAATTGTTCGCTTGACTTTGTAATCTACTAACTGGATTAAATTGACTAATTCTATTTTGTAAATTACCAAATTCTTTAAATGGTTCGTTTAATGATGCAGTTATCTTGTTACCAAAGTCTTGTACTGCACTAAATGGTTCGTTTAGTATACTACTCATGTTATTTACTACGGAATTTAATGATGCATCCACCCCACCTAGTTTTGCAAATCACGAAGCTATCTGTCCGAATGGAC